AGAAGGAAATCAGGGCGGCGCGATCAGATCAGGTTGCGTCGCCCTCTCTTCGTCCGGCGCGGGGCGACCGCGCCGACCGGGCGACCCACAACTAAAATTCAGCGTAAGGTAGAATAATGACCTTGCGTTTTTTTTTTTTTTGGTAAAATGGGGGAAAAAGGAGGGGGTATCATGGCATACCGCAAAACCGTAAAGCCGAAAATCGACAAGAAAATCTTCACCAACACGGCGAAGAAAACGAAGAAAATCAACATCAACCCAAAGCCAAGCAGAGGGGGGATCAGACTGTGAACACAAAACGATACCACGAAAAAAAACCCGGGATGCTGAAAATCAGATACGCGATCAACATCGAAAACAACATGCTGGACGAGATCGAGGACGTAAGCCAGGCATTGGATCTGCCAAGATCGAAAGTGACAAGAGCGCTGCTGCGCTACGGACTCGATAACATCACCACCAAACAGATCTACGAACTGGGAAAGGAATAAAAGATGATTCTGGAAATTGTTGCGATCAAAGACGAACTCGCTGGAACCTTTGGCAATCTGATGGTAGTCAACGAAAAAGTTGCGCAGCGCACTTTCAAGTGGATGACAGCAGAAAGCGAAAAACCGGACTGCGACGACAAGCGCATCTATAAGCTGGGCATGTACGACACCGAAACCGGACTGATCCAGAACCAGACGCCGGAGCTGGTCTATAACATGGAACAGGAAAAAAAGCAGATGGAAGAACCGAAAAAACCGGCACGAGGTAAGAAAGCATGAAAATCTTCAAACCATACGAAAAAGAGAAGCCGGAAGCAAAACCGAACTGTTGCGGCAACGTGATGGAGCCGGAATACCGGGAAAGGTACGACGAACACGGGCACCCGTACCTTGAAAAAGTCGGAGAAGTCAACACCTACGAAAAGATCCAAAGCTACCGCGACCAATGCGACGTGATGGCCATTCTGAGCAGATACGCAGCAGGCGACGAAAGCGCACTTGCAACACCGGGTTACTACATCGACACCACAAAACTGCCGAAAACGTACACCGAATACCTGAACAGCATGAACGAACAAAGAGAAAAGTTCGATCAGCTGCCGCTGGAGATCCGGCAGAAATTCGGCATGAACTTCCAAAACTGGGCAGCAACCGCAGGTGAAGCTGACTGGCTCGAAAAAATGGGCATTTCGATGAAAACCGATGCTGCAGCACAGTCGGATCAGAGCAATGGAACCGTCAATGTGACGAAAAAAGAGGAAAACGCAGATGAACAGAAACAGTGAACAGCATTTCGCACAAGTGCCGCACGCAGAAATCAGGCGTGCAAAGTTCGACCGGCCTTTTAATTTGCTGACCACAATGAACGAAGGCGATCTTGTACCGATCTACGTTGACGAAGTCCTGCCCGCGGACACATTCAAGATCAACCTTAATGCATTGGTGCGCATGGCAACTCCGCTTTATCCTGTCATGGATAATGCGAACATCGACTTCTACTTCTTCTTTGTACCGTCACGCCTGCTCTGGAAGCACTTCCAAAACCTGATGGGCCAGAACGACAGCACTTTCTGGGCCGAAACGGTAGAGTACACCACACCGCAAACGACAGCACCAGCAACAGGCTGGAACGTGGGAACAATCGCAGACTACATGGGCATCCCGACCGGCGTAAAAGGCCTAAGTGTAAACAGCTTGCCTTTCAGAGCATACTGTAAGATCTGGAACGAATGGTTTAGAGACGAAAACCTGCAGCAACCTGTCACACAGAGCATAGACGACACCACGACAAACGGCAGCAACACCGGAACAGCCTTGACGGATGCAGAAGCGGGCGGTCTGCCCTTGAAAGTCTGCAAATACAAAGACTATTTCACAAGCTGCCTGCCGTCTCCGCAGAAAGCTGCAGATCCGGTCACAATCCCAATGCTGGGCAACGTACCAATCAGATCATACATCGACGCAGAACGCACAAAACTGGCAAAAGGCTATGGAACAAGCACAAGCAGGAGCAGCTCATGGTATTACGATGCTATCGTTCAGGAAGGACCAGACGGAAACACACTGAGAAGCACAGGAGCTGAAAGCGGGAAAAGCTACTGGACAAGCAGCACACCAGGATTAGGAGAAAGCGCACAAGTAACATATCTTGCAGCCGACCTCAGCAACACAACCGCAACAACCATCAACGAACTCCGGCAAGCCATTGCAGTACAGCACATCTTTGAGCGAGACGCAAGAACCGGCACACGGTACAAAGAAATCCTGAAAGGTGCTTGGGGAGTAACCAGTCCGGATGCACGACTTGACCGATCGGAATACATTGGCGGATACCGTCTGCCGATCAACATCAATCAGGTGATTCAAACCAGCAGCACCGACAGCACATCGCCGCAGGGCAACACAGCAGCGTACTCCATGACGACCATGAGCCGGAACATGTGCACCTACAGCGCAACAGAACATGGCTATGTGCTCGGACTGGCAGCAATCCGAGTAGATCACAGCTATCAGCAGGGCTTGAGCCGGATGTGGACACGCAGCACACGATTCAGCTACTATGACCCAATGCTGGCAAACCTCGGTGAACAAGCGGTTTTGAATCGGGAAATCTATGCACAGGGCACGGCACAGGATGAAGAGGTATTCGGCTATCAGGAAGCTTGGGCCGACTACAGGTACCGCACCAACATGATAACCAGCGAAATGCGCAGCACCTACGCGCAGACGCTGGATGCATGGCACTATGCGGACAAGTACAACGCACTTCCAACCCTGTCCAGTAGCTGGATCAAAGAAGGAACGGAAAACATCGACCGAACTTTGGCAGTTCAGAGCAGCAACAACCACCAATTCATTTGCAACTTCTACTTTGACCAGAGTTGGACGCGACCGATGCCAGTATACAGCGTGCCGGGCCTTGATACGATCTAAGAAAGGAGACATAAATGGATCCTATTCTAGGAGCGTTAATCCAGTTTGGTTTACCAGCGCTCATAAACGTAGGCGGAAGTCTGCTGCAAACTGGTATCAAGAATATCAGCAGCGGCAGCGGACAGCAAACCATGAACGGCACGACAAACACAAACACGAGCAGCACAACGAGCACAGAAGGAAGCAGCAGCGAAAGCGGGGCAAGCGTCAAAACAGGAAGTATTTCAGGAATCGCAGACGCATTGAAAACAGCAATGGGAACACCGACCGGAAACAATGCGGCAGCTGCAGGAGCATTCAACGCAGGACAAGCGACGACAGCAAACAACCTGCAAACAGGAATGTGGAGCATGGCAAACACCATGAACATGTTATCAAACATAGCCGCAAACGGCCTAAACCTTGCAAGTCAGACAAGCGCACAGCGCTACAACTCAGCTGAAGCAGCAGCACAAAGAGCATGGCAAGAACAAATGTCAAACACCAGCTATCAGCGCGGAGTAAAAGACATGAAAGCGGCAGGACTGAACCCAGTACTTGCGGCATACAACGGCTTCGGCGCAGGTCTGGCACCGAGCGGTGGAACGGCAAGCAGCGGAATCCAGAGCTACAGCCACACTCAGAGCGCAGCAATCCCAAGTGCACACACAGCAACAATGCAAAGTATGTATGACTACGGAAACAATACAGCCCAATTTTTGCAAAACGCGCTGCAGACGATCAGCACAGCAAAAGAAACTGGTCAGTTCGGCATGGCAAGAACCATGCAGCAAATTGCAAACCAAGTCGGAAGCACATCGGCACAAAGCGTGCAAAACATGACGCAAAGCAGCAGTAACACAAACAACACAAACAAGCTCGGAGCACTTGACGGCTTCGGCGCAGGCGGTGGCGGTGGACGCGGAAACGGCGGAAGCAGCCACGGCGGTGGCGGTGGACGCGGAAGATAAAAGTTGACAAACACAGAAAAGAGGTGTATATTATGGGTGTACTAATCACACACCTTGCCTAGAAAGGGGTAAAACCATGAAAAACGTAACAAAAAGAATCAACATCAATCTAAGAGACAGAGAAATCACAGCACTAGAAGCAATCAAAGATGAAATGATAATGAGAGGATGGAGCGGAAACACAAGCGACATCATAAGAGACGCAATAGCAGCGTACTGCACACAAGTAACAGGCTACACATTCGCAAACGAATGGAGCATAAAAACAACAAAAGTCCATGAGTAAATTAGACTTGACACAAAAAATTGTGTCAGTGGGCCCCAATAACATCAAGAGGGGTTATTGGGACCCACTGAGGTAAACGGGGTGAAACATCCATATGGGGTGCACACAACCACTAGTAAGGTTCGCAGATGGCGAAATCACGAGCCTAAAAAAATACTTGCTGGCAGGCAAAAAACACAACAACGAACAAAGTTTTGAAGGACCATTCTTAAATGAAAGCCTTGAAAAAAAGCTGTTGCGAAAGCTGAAAGACGAGAACGCTCAGCTGCTGCCATGCGGTCACTGTGCCGGCTGTAAAATGCAAAATGCAAGCAGCTGGGCAAACAGAATGGAAATGGAGCTACCATATCACGATAATGCGTGGTTTTTAACACTTACATACGACAATGAACACGTACCATGGTCTTACAATCAGGGTTTAGGCGTTAACAAAAAAACAGGAGAAATAACAATAGAAAACTTAACACTGAACTATGAAGACATGCAAAAATTTTGGAAACGCCTAAGACGCTGGTTGGAATACCATGAAAGAAATACCGGAAAACTGATGTACTACCAAGCAGGCGAGTACGGCAGCCAGACACACAGGCCACATTATCATGCAATTGTGTACGATCTACCGATAAAGCCGGAAGAACTGAAGATCTACAAGCAGAAAAACGGTTTCAGGTACTACAATGTAGATTGGATAACAAAACTATGGGGAATGGGTCATGTGGTCATAGGACCAGCAGAATGGAAAAACATGGCATACACCGCAAGGTACACGACAAAAAAGATATACGGCAAAGATTCAAAAAAATATTATGAAGAACTGGGTGTCTTACCAGAACGCTGCATGATGAGCAAAAAACCTGCGATCGGAATGCAGTACTATGAGGAACACAAAGACGAGATCTATCAAAAAGACGAAATTCAACTGAAAAACGGAAGGAGAGCAAAACCACCGAGATATTTTGATAAGCTCTTTGATTTAGAGCATTCAAACAGCAAACCGCTATCAGAAGCAGAAAGCGAGACGATAGAGGACACAATAGTAAAAGCCGAATCTGAAGAACTGAAAGCCATCAAACGCGAACGGCGAAGAATCGCAAATGATGCACTATTTAACCAGCTCAAGCAGACCGGCTTGACTATGCAAGAATATTATGACGTGAAAGACCGGAAAAATCAAGACAAATTTAAAAAACTAATCCGTGAAGAAATCTAGCGGCCACAGCGCGCAAAAAGCTGAACGCAAGGAAAACGACATGGA